ACTTTCCGCGACACAAACTCATTCGATGGATTAGTTAAAAGCAATGTAGTTACTTACGCTGAAGGAACTTTCGACGACAACATCGACGCTGCAGTTCAAACAGTAGTAGCTCACGGAAGTGATGTTACAGGTATTGCTTTATCTCCAACAGGTGGACAAGCATTAGCTAAAATCAAAGTTAACGGTGTTACTTCATACCCTGAATTCAAATTTGGTCAAAATCCTAAATCATTCTACGGAATGGTTTCTGACATTAGCAAAAACTTAACAGTGACTGGTGGAACTGCTGAGACAGACCACGCAATCGTTGGTGACTTCGAAAATCGTTTCAAATGGGGTTACGCTGACAATGTTCCTATGGAAATTATCCAATTTGGTGATCCAGACGGTGCAGGTCGTGACTTGAAAGCACACAACGAAATCTGCTTACGCGCAGAAGCGTATATCGGATGGGGAATCCTAGACGAAAAAGCATTCGCTCGTGTTAAAGCGTAGGTCGTGCTTATGAAGTATAGAAATGTGGATACTGGTGTAATTGTTGAGTCAGATAGCATGCTGTCTGGCTCATGGGAACCAGTGGAAGAAAAGAAAACTAAAGCTAAACCGAAGAAAGAAGCAAAGGATGATGAATAATGGACTCATTTGCGACTTTAGACGATTTACAGCAACTCTGGAAGAGACTGCAGCCGTCTGAGATTGATAGAGCGAATGCACTTCTTGCCACTGTATCTGACATGCTGAGGGAAGAGGCTCGTCGCTACGGAAAAGACTTAGACAATATGGTTGTAGAACGTTCTAGTTATGAGAACGTGGTGAAATCTGTTGTAGTTGATATTGTAGCTCGTACATTAATGACTTCTACAGAACAAGAGCCGATGACTCAATTTAGTCAAAGTGCTCTAGGTTATTCAGTTAGTGGCTCGTATCTCGTACCTGGCGGAGGTATCTTCATCAAGAATGCAGAATTGAAACGATTAGGCTTCACTAAGCAACGGATTGGAGTGATAGAATTCTATGATTAAAGGAATTACTGTCACATTAGTAGATCGTGTTAAAACTGGTGAGGATGAGATGGGAGCTGCAACATACGATGATGTAGAAATCCAAGTAGAGAATGTCCTAGTATCTCCTACTGAGGCTACGGATGTTATTAACCAGGTTCAATTGTATGGAAAAAAAGCAGTGTATACGCTCGGTATTCCTAAAGGCGATACGCATAACTGGGAAGATAGGGAAGTTAAATTCTTTGGAAAAACGTTCCGAACTTTCGGACCAGTCGTTGAAGGAATCGAATTCATGGTACCAACTGACTGGCACAAGAAAGTGACGGTGGAACGATATGAGTAGCTCGTTTAAATTCAAGCTAAACACTAAAGGTGTTGGAGCTTTCTTAAAATCGGAGCCTGTCCAGAAGATGATTAGTGAACGAGCCAACGAGATTGCTAGTCGAGCAGGAACTGGATATGAAGCAGATACTCAAATCGGTCAGAAACGTGCCACAGGACGAGTTAAAGCTGCTACAGCTAAAGCTAAAAAGGATAATAAGAAAAACAATACATTATTGAAGGCGGTGAGAGGTTGATAGAGATTGAAATTAGAAAATTCATGACAAGCAAGTTGGAATGCCCAGTTGTATTCGAACTTTCACCTAAGATGCCAGGTAAATTTGTATTAATTCAAAAAACAGGCAGCTCAAAGCGCAATAAATTATTAGCCTCTACATTTGCTTTCCAATCGTATGGAAAGTCGATGTATGAGGCTTCTTTGTTGAACGAAAATGTAAAAGAAGTAGTTGAACAGTTAGTCGAATTAAACGACGTATCTGATGTTAGTTTAAACAGCGATTACAACTATACAGATACAGAATCAAAAAAATACAGATATCAAGCAGTGTTTGATATCAGACATTATTAGAAATGAGGGAAAAATATGGCAGATAAAAACAACGCGAGTAATGTAACCGCAGCTAAGCCTAAGATTGGTGGAGCTATTTACATGGCACCAAAAGGAACAGAATTACCTACTGACGCAGAAACAGCGTTAGATACTCAGTTCCAAAACTTAGGTTTCGTATCTGAAGACGGTTTAGAAAATGCTAACAGTGCATCGTCTGAAAACGTTAAGGAGTGGGGCGGTTCAATCGTAAACACAATGTTGAAAGAGAAAGAGGACAAATTCAAGTTCACTTTAATTGAAGCATTAAACTTACACGTATTGAAATTAATTTACGGTGAAAAGAACGTAACTGGAACTTTAGAAACAGGAATTACTGTTAAATCTAAAGCTGAAGATTACGAAGAAAAATCATTCGTAGTAGATATGGTTCTTAAATCAGGAGTTATTAAACGTATGGTACTGCCACTTGCTAAAGTGTCAGAAGTAGGTGACGTTAAGTATGCTGGTGGAGAAAACATCGGTTATGAAACTACTTTATCAGCGTTCCCTGATGGCGACGGAGCCACTCATTACGAATACATTAAGAAAGTAGGTTAATTATGATTAAAGGGAAAACATCTTCCGGATTTAAATTCCAAATCAATGAAAACACAATTAACGATGACTATGAACTATTAGAACTACTTGTAGAGTTAGAAGAGAATCCTCTTCTAATTTCTAAGGTCGTTCGAAAAGTTCTAGGCCCTGCTGCAGCGGATGCATTAAAAGATCATGTACGAGATGAAAACGGATGTGTATCCATTCAGAAAATGAATGATGAAATTACTGAGATTTTCACGCAGGCTAAAGCCTTAAAAAAATAATGGCCCTTGCAAGAATGATTGTGACTGATGAAGATGCTTTAATTTGCGACTTAGCAGAAACTTATCATATCTATGACTATCGACGGCTACCGGTTTTAACGGTGGCCGTTTTTTCTTTAGGGTTAAGACAAAACTCAAGAATTAAGATGATCATGTCTGGAAATAGAATCACGTTAGAAGAGTCGTTACTAGCTTGTGCCGTGGATAGATTAAGCATACTAGCATGGCAGAAGACGAAAGACGGTTCAAAAGGTACTAATGTACCTCAATCGATTCTAGAAAAATTACTAGGTATAGATGAGCGCAAATCAGAGTCAGATACTCAGACATTTAGTTCGGGCGAGGAGTTCTTAAGAGAAAGAAATAGATTATTAGGGAAGGAGGAAACTTAATGGCAACAGAATTAGGTACTGCTTATGTTCAGATAATCCCATCGGCTGACGGAATCAAAGGAATGATTGAGAAGGCTATGGGAACAGAAGTGGTCGGAGCCGGAGACAAAGCTGGTCAAGGTTTTATGAAGAGCTTTGCTGGAACAGTTACTAAGATGATTGCTGCAATCGGGATTGGGAAAGTTATTAAGGACACCTTATCTTCTTCATTAAACGAGGGTGCAGCACTTCAACAATCTCTCGGTGGTATTGAGACTTTATTCAAAGGCAGTGCCGATATCGTTAAAGGATACGCTAAAGAAGCGTATAGAACATCAGGATTATCTGCTAACGCGTATATGGAATCCGTAACAGGATTTAGCGCAAGTCTGTTGCAGTCTCTTGGTGGTGATACTGGGAAGGCTGCAGAGATAGCAAACATGGCAATGATTGATATGTCAGATAATGCTAATAAGATGGGTACATCGATGGAAAGCATTCAATTTGCATATCAAGGATTTGCCAAGCAGAACTATACCATGTTAGATAACCTAAAGCTTGGCTATGGTGGTACTAAGGAAGAAATGCAACGTCTTCTTACTGATGCTCAGAAGCTAACAGGAGTTAAATACGATATCAATAACTTATCTGATGTCTATCAAGCAATCCACGCGATTCAAGAAAACTTAGACATTACCGGAACAACCGCAAAAGAAGCATCTACTACATTCACCGGTTCATTTGCATCCATGAAGGCTGCAGCACAAAACGTGCTTGGGAATATGGCCCTGGGTGAGGATTTATCACCATCGTTAGAAGCCTTAAAAGAAACCGTTCATACGTTTGTATTTGGAAACTTCATTCCAATGTTAAAAAATGTGGTTAAAGCCATTCCAGAAGTGCTAGGATTCGCCATCAAAGAAGGATTAACAGCTATCTTCGGTGAATCTACTACACAAACGATTATCAATAACCTTTCTACAGCATTCCAAAACATTAAGAGTGCAGTAGGTGGTATTGGCGATTTGTTTGGAGGCTTTATAGACAAATTAAAAGGCATTCTTGGAATAAGTGGAGATGTAGGAGAGTTAGGAACAGCATTTGAAGGCATTACTGGTGCTATTAGCACGGTAACTGACTGGATTAAGCAGTTTGTAGATTGGATTAACCAAACTCCTGCAGCAGTCGATTCTGTAACAGCAGTGTTAGCAGGATTAGCAGCAGGCTTTGTCGCTTTAAAAGTTGTAAATACTGTTAAGAGTGCAATTGATGGATTCAAAACTGGTTTAACGGCTGCTAAAGGGGGGATGGTTGCATTTAACGCGATTGTTTCCGCTAATCCATTTACTGCATTAATTGTAGGGGTTACTGCTGTAGTAGCTGCATTAACCTGGTTCTTTACTCAGACAGAGACAGGGAAGGCTATTTGGCAAGGATTTACAGAATTCCTCTCTAGTGCATGGACTTCTATTTCAAGTTTCTTGATTGATACTTGGAATAACATTGCCCAAACAGCAACTGCTATTTGGGAAGGTATTGTAAGTGTCGCAACGGCTATTTGGAGTGCTATCACTGGCGCAATTATGGCAGTGGTTCAACCGTTTATTGATGCATTCATGGGGCTATGGAACGGAATGAGTTCAGGAATCTCTCAAGTATTTGATGGATACGTTACATACTTCACTGGAGTATGGGAAGTTATCAAATCAGTATTCCTTGGAGCAATCTTAATCATCATTGATTTAGTGACGCTTAATTTCGGTCAATTAGGAACGGACTTAGGTGCTATTTGGGATGGAATCTCGAACGGTATATCAATGATGTGGGACGGAATTACTTCAATCTTTTCAGGAGCAGTAAGCGCAATTGTTGGAGGTGTTCAAGCCACATTTAACGGTATGGCTGAATTCTTAAGTGGACTATGGGACGCTATTTCTGGTGCAGCTATTGCAGGTTGGGATGGATTAGTTTCTGGAGTTCAAGGGATTATCGATGGCTTAGTATCTGGAGCGCAAGCGGATTGGGATGAAATGTCTAACGCTGTTTCTAGCTTAGTTTCTGGAATTACTGGAATCTTCGACGGATTGTGGGAAATCGACTTAGCAGGCGCTGGGCAAGCTATTATGGATGGTTTCCTTGGAGGATTGAAAGCTGCTTGGGGAGCTGTTACAGACTTCGTTGGAGGAATTGCGAACTGGATTAGAGAACATAAAGGTCCAATCGAGTACGATAGAAAATTATTAATTCCAGCAGGTAATGCTATTATGGACGGTTTTGGCTCTGGATTGAAAGACGGATTCAGTGATGTTCAAGATACGGTTAAAGGTATCGCAGAAGAGGTTAACAATATCGTTGATAAGTACTTGAATAACGAGTTCTACAGCGAATTAGACTTCAATAGCAACGTCGCTACAGTTGGAGGAGTTGAACTCACAAGACAACAAGCGTCTCAAATGAGTTCATGGAATCCAGATAACCATCGCTATGATCCAGAAGATTCAAATCAAAAAATAGAATTGCATACAACAGTTGAGTTAGATGGAAAAGTTGTCGGGAAGCAAATCACTCCTTATGTGACAAATGAACAAAGCAGATTAGATAGACGAGAACGTAGAAAGAGAGGAGAAGGCTAATGTTTAGTTTTAAAGTTAATGGGCAAGAGCTTGGAGACTTAATGATTATCAACAACATTGATTTTGGATTCAGTCCAGAAGTGAGCGCAACCTCTCGAAAATACGCTCTCATGGATGGTGAACGTTTCATTCGTCGTAGATTCGGGAAAAGAATTATAAAAGTTCAATTCACAATTCTTGGTGATCGCATTGAAAAAAGTAAAATCGCAATTCAAAGAGCATTGCTAGTACCTGGTATTAGCAAGTTTGAGTTTGGATATCAACCTGATGTGTATTACGAAGGCGCAGTCTCTGGAACTAGTGATTTTAATTTAATCACATTCAGATACGCTCAAGGCGCATTCGAAATCCATTGTTTCAATCCGTTTGCTATTTCTAAAACGCAAAAAACAGCTAAGCGTGAATCGAACAAGTTGATTTTCAACAACGAAGGAACTGTACCAGTGTATCCTACTTACAAATTCACAGCAGGAAAGCCGTACAAGATGATATCTTTCCCGCATCCTAACGGAAAGGTTGTGCAATACGGCTACGAAAATGGACCTGTAGTCATCAATACTAACGATTTAGTAGTGTTTGACAGCGCTGAAAACAAACTTACAATCAACGGTGAACGTAAGTACATTAATGCTGCAAGCCAGGTATTCGCAATCAATGTAGGAACTACAGAAGTTGCGGTCCTTGGAGATGATAATAAAATACCAGTCGTAGATGCGATATTTAAGGAGTGCTGGTTATGATTACAGTAACAAACAGAAATTACGAAATTCTATGCCAGCTTAGTTTTAATCTCACTGGTGGATTAATCGCATATAACGATTATTTCGAGCAAGATTTAGAAACTGGTGTTGGGACTTACGACTTTACCGTAGACAAAACCGGTAATCCGGAAATAGAAAAGCTAGAAGTAGGTTGCTATTTGATTGTAAAAGATGGTAGCAAGATACGATCATTTGAAGTAATGCGAATTGAAGAGGATAAAGACTCTAAAACGATTTATGCTGAAGACGCAGGACTTGACTTACTAGGTGAGCAAGTTCCGCCTTACAAGGCTGATAAAAGCTATCCAATCACTCATTATATTGATGAGTTCACATACGATTCTGGATGGGAGATTGGAGTTAATGAAATCCCATCTACTACTGTTCGTAAATTGGAATGGCAGGGTACGGATACTGCTACTAAGAGACTTAGATGCTGAGATATCTTACGATTTCGAATTTGCAAACGGAAAAATCACTAAAAAGTTAATTAACATTTACAGAAAAATTGGTGAAGATAAGAAAGTTAGATTAGAAGTTGGAAGAGAAGTTTCAAACGTTAAAAGAACCATCTCTATTGAAAATCTAGCAACTACGATTGTAGCAACTGGTGCTGATGGTATCACACTAGCTGGAGCTGAATATAACGAAGGAAATATTCGTTCTCCCAAAAATTCGATTTACTTGATTGATTACGATGCCGTAGAACGTTGGAAACGTGCTGGTTATACACCAGCTGGCGGAGGGATTGTTAAGCGTTTTGAGAGTGAAGCTAAAACTCCACAAGCCTTGATGGCAGAAGCTGTTATCAAGTTGAAACAATGGAACCATCCAGAGGTAACTTACGATGTACCTATCAATATGCTTCCTGGAGAAGTAAACATCGGAGATACAGTAATCATTGTGGATCATAATTATGAGCCAGCTTTGATTGTAGAAGGAAGAGTAGCAAGTATTAAGAAATCTCTATCAACCAACGAGAATGGAGAAATCAAAATTACTAATATCGTATCAAGAGAAGACACGATTAATGAAAAAGTTAGACGTTTAAGCACATTAGTGCAAGAACGTCTTTTTGATTTCACAAGCGTTCCATTTGTGATGACAATCCAGTCGACCGATGGAGTGGTGTTCCAAAATAGTAATATAGCTACTAAATTAATTGCTAACGTCAGCAAGATGGATATTCAAAAGAACAGCCGTTTCACATA